CTGGTGTAGGTGGTGCAATCACAGGACGTGGTGCAGATTTATTAATTATAGATGACCCGCACTCGGAACAAGATGCAATGTCAAGCAAAGCATTAGAGTCAGCATACGAATGGTATACATCAGGTCCACGACAACGTTTACAACCAGGTGGTAAGATAGTCTTGGTTATGACTAGATGGTCTACTAAAGATTTAACAGGTATGCTTGTTAAGAGCCAAAGTGAAGTTAAAGCAGATCAATGGCACGTGGTCGAATTTCCGGCGCTCTTGGACCACGAAAAAAAACCCAAGCCTGTCTGGCCTGAGTATTGGAAATTAGATGAATTAGAAAAAGTAAAAGCAACACTACCCGTTGCTAAATGGAACGCACAATGGATGCAACAACCAACTTCTGAAGAAGGTGCCATACTAAAACGAGAATGGTGGATGAAATATACAGACGAAAATATACCACAACTACATCACGTCATACAATCTTATGATACAGCTTTCTTAAAAAAAGAAACAGCAGATTACTCAGCTATCACCACATGGGGTGTATTCTATCCCAGTGAGGATCAAGGGGCCAATCTTATATTACTCGACGCCATCAAAGGTAGATACGAGTTCCCTGAATTACGAAGATTGGCCCTTGAACAATATAAATACTGGCAGCCTGAGTCAGTTATCGTAGAAGCAAAAGCATCAGGTCTACCTCTTACATACGAGCTGAGAAAGATGGATATACCTGTTGTAAATTTTACCCCATCAAAAGGAAACGATAAGCATGCTCGTGTGAATGCTGTTGCACCTTTATTTGAATCTGGTATGATATGGGCGCCTGAGCAGAAATTTGCTGAGGAAGTCATAGAAGAATGCGCTGCATTTCCTTATGGCGATCATGACGACTTGGTTGATAGTACAACTCAAGCAATTATGCGATTCAGACAGGGCGGTCTGATCGGACACCCTGAAGACTACATCGACGACAAGGTCGAAAAAATTAAAAGGAACTATTACTAATGGCAATAAGATTTGGAATGACAGTAGCTGAAATGATTGCTCAACTGATGAGAGGATTTAGATCAGTTACTGGTAGAGATCCTGATGGTTTAGAGAAAATAAAAATTCAACAAGAAGCTGTACAAAGATTTAAAGACATGAACAAGGTTGTCGACATGCAAGGTCGAACTCTTGATCCAAGCAAAACTATTATGGGTGGAACACAAGAAGGTGCTGCTCTTCAATCAGGTATTATGAAAGCAACGGGAGCTAAACCAACAAAAGCTATTAAAGATTTTAAAAAGAAAATGGATGAAGATAGAGATTATTCTATATTTGATCCAGAAGATATGGCAGAGGGCGGACGTATTGGATACAAAGACGGACCAGATCAACCAGGTAGAAGAAAGTTTATGAAAATTATGGGTGGCCTTGCAGCATTGCCTATAGTTGGTAAATTTTTTAAAGCAGGAAAAGTTGCAGCACCAGCTGCACAAGCTATAAAAGAAACTGCAGCACAAGCCCCGTCGTATTTTTTTGATCTTGTAAACAAAATTAAAATGTTAGGTAAACCAGGAATGTCTATTGGTCCAAGACAAAAAACAATAAATTATAAAAACTATGAGCTAATAGAAGACACAACAACAGGAGATATAACAGTTGTAAAACAAAAAGGAGATCCTGATTTTGCTTATGAAGAAGAAGTCATGTCACTTAGAAAAGGTCAAGCTGATGAAATGACAAAAGGTAAAACACCACCAGATGAATATGAAGAACTTACAGTTAGACCAGACGGAGAAGGTAAGATGAAAGATGTTGAAGATGGTATTGAGCCAGACAGTATTCAAGAAATTGTAGAAGAAGTAACGGGTGAAGCACCATCAATTAAAAAAGCAGGTGGCGGTATCGCAACGATGTTAGGAGAGTAATGGCTGGTTTAAAACTTACTCCGATTATTTTAAAAGAGGTAAACAAATATCTAACAACTCCTAAAAAAGTTAGAAAGTTTGGTTTTGATGATACTCCTGTAAAAACAGGTGAAGATATAGAAAGACCACAAGAAGCATTAGATAGAGAAATGTTTAAAGATGCTGAAGAAAGATTTAATAAAGCTGATGGTGGACGAACAAATTTTTATGAAGCGGGTTTAGTAACAAGAGGTCCAAGAAAAGGAGAGTACGCAGTAGACACTGACCCAACGCAATATTTTAAAACAGAAAAAAAAGCCAATAAATTTATAAAAGATTTAAAAGAAGGTAAGTTTAGAAAAACAGCAGCTGGCGATAAATTTTTAACATCGTCTGAATTTAAAAAATTATATAAATCAACTGAAGGAAAGACAGATAGAGAATTTGCTAATTTTTTAAATGAACGAGGTTTTTTAAATTCAAAAGGTAAACCTTTTACTATGGAAATAGTAGAAAAAAGAAGAAAAGATCTTGGCATAAAATCAAAATCTCCAGTTCCAAGTGCCCTCACTGACAAAGATATTTTAAAACAAGCAAAAGAAATGAAGCTTGATATTAAAGGTAAACCGATAGATCAAATAAGAAGATCTGTTCTTGAAAGCAGATCTTTAGAAAAAGGAAGGACAGCAGAAGAATTAAAAAAACTTAGAGACTTTAGAGAAAGAAAAGTATTAATGGCTGGTAAAGAAAGACAGTTTCCTTTCAACATAGGTAAAAATGCAACACCAAAAGATTTATTTTGGAAAGATTTATTAGACAATGCTCAAAGACATCAAGCTTCTATTTTAAATCGTCCGGGTCCTATATTACCTGAATCCCACATAAAATTTAAAGACCTTAATCAAGTTAGACCAACAGATACTAAAAGTGCTTTTAAAATTAAACTTGTAGATTCAAATGTTTTAGATAAAAAAGGAAATCCAAAAGTTTTAACCTATGATAATTTTTTAAAACACATAGATGACAATCAAAAATTATATCGCATAGATTCTAAAACAGCTTTACAAGAATATAAAAAGAAAAGATTTATACAAGAAAATCCTGATCTTAGAGATCAGTTTAATAAAAAATTAAATAAAGCGTACGATCCAACTAGTAGAACTAGTCGAGCTGTGTTTTCTCCAATGCATATCCACCACACGGCAGGAAGAGGACGAAATGCTTTTAATGTTCAGTTCGCAGTTGGAACAGAAAATATGCAAGAAAATGCTTTACGGAGAGCATTTAATAAAAACTTTGCAAAAGCAAAAAATTTTGGTGAACAACGAACAGCAGCAAGAAAATATTTAAGCAGTGTTCCTCCTAATTTAGAAGTAAGATTAAAAAATACACCATACGGTCAAAGAGAAACTTTAATCGATATGACTAAAAGAATTGCACCAGATCTTGAAAAATCAGTTAGAGCAGCTGGTGGTGTTGAACTAGGAGCAAACCCTTTTTTTAACCCAGGTGTTTTAGGAGAAGCTTTTAAAACTATACCAACTCCACTTGGTGCTGCAGTATTAACAGCAGGATTTGGTGTAGACCCAACGTCCTCTATTGACAGAGCCGGTGTTGCAGCAGAAGCAGCTTTTGCACCAGCACTTGTTAAACAAGCTGCAAAGTTTGGACCTGTTGCACAAAAAATTTTTAATTTAGGTGCAAGTCCAAAAACTGCACTTCGTATAGCAAGTAGACTGTCTCCAATCGGTATTGCATCACTAGGATTAGAAGGGCTTTATCAAGTTGGTAAATTAGGTCTTGAAAGCCAAAGAAGATTTGATGCGTTAACACCTGAGCAACAAGCAGCAGAAAGAGCAAGACAAGAGGCATTTGCATTTGATGTTCAAGGTGCAAGAGAAGGCGGATTAATTGGAAAAAAATCTGGACCACCGCCAATATCAGGACCCACACCACACGGTGATGAAGGGTTGCCAGCAGCATTTAAACGTGTTAAGAAACAATAGGAGTATTAAATGGCAGAAATAGACAAAGGACTCCCGAACGTTAAAACTAAACTTGATATACCTTCAGAAGAAGAGTTACAAGAAGTTGCTGTTCAGGAACAAGAAGCACAAGAGGAAAGAAAACCAATAGAGGTTATACCTGAAGACGATGGTGGTGTAACACTAGACTTTGAACCAGGATCAATCAATGTGCCTGGAACAGAATCACATTTTGATAATTTAGCAGATCTACTACCAGATGATGTTTTAGAGCCAATCGGTAATGACATGGTTCAAAACTATATGGACTACAAAGCATCAAGAAAAGATTGGGAAAGATCTTATACAGAAGGGCTTGACTTACTAGGATTTAAATACGAAAACAGAACAGAACCATTTCAAGGAGCATCTGGTGCAACACACCCAGTGTTAGCAGAAGCTGTTACACAGTTTCAAGCACAAGCATACAAAGAATTATTACCAGCAGATGGACCAGTTAGAACACAAATTATTGGTGTAAAAAATCCACAAACAGAACAACAAGCTGTTCGTGTAAAAGATTACATGAATTATTTAATTATGGATGAAATGAAAGAATATGAAGCAGAGTTTGATTCTATGTTATTTCATTTACCACTTGCAGGGTCTACATTTAAAAAAGTTTACTATGATGTGCCTATGGGTAGAGTTGTATCAAAGTTTGTACCTGCAGATGAATTAGTTGTGCCTTATACTGCAACTAGTATTGAGGATGCAGAATCTGTAATACACACAATAAAAATATCAGAAAATGAATTAAGAAAACAACAAGTATCTGGTTTTTACAGAGATGTAGAACTTGGACCACCAGGCAATGTTGAAAAAAATGATTTAGAAAAAAAAGAGCGTGAATTAGATGGCACTAAAAAAACTGGTAAACAAGAACCAGTTTATACTTTGTTAGAGTGTCATGTAAATTTAGACTTAGAAGGTTTCGAAGAAGTTGGCCCAGAGGGACAACCAACTGGAATAAAATTACCTTACATCGTAACTGTTGAAGAAGGTAGCCGAGTAGTACTCTCCATACGGAGAAACTATGCGCCC